GGGCAGTCCAGTGGTTGCCCCGGCAGGACCGAGCTTCCCCGTGCCGCTTCCGGTCACGGTGACCAACTGGCCCGCCTCGGGGGTCCCCGGCATGCCAGCCATCCCGGGTGTTCCCGGTGCGCCTACCGCACCCGGTGGCGCGCCTGGCCCCGTTCCCGGTGTCCCCGGTGGGGCACCTGGCGTCGGTCCGATTGGCGCACCTGCCATACCCGGCGCTGCACCCGGTGCGCCTGGCGCTCCCGGTGCCACACCCGGCATGCCTGGCGCTCCCGGTACGCCTGGAATCCAGCCCGCCTCGATGTCGTCGTCAAACGTCGGGCAGGGAAACACCAGCTACGACGGGTCAGGCGGTTGGCAACCTGCGGGTGGTGGTGGCCTCGGTATCGGTGGTGGCCTGTTGGGCGCTGCGATGCAGGGTGCTGCTGGCGCGGCTGGCGCGATGGCGGGCCCCGCGGCCCCCGCAGCCTCGGCGGCCGCACAAATGGCGATGCAATTATTGAATCGCACCATTCAATTCGGTGGCGAAGCTGCATCAATTGGCGTTCAAGGTCTGACGGAAACCTTCAGCTTGGGCGACTCGGAATTGGGCGATCTGAATAAGAGTTGGTTCGGGCGAATTCTGTCCGGCCTTGCCAGCGCAAAGCCCGCAGTTGCACCGTCGGCCGGAAAGCAAGACAAAAAGGCCGAGGAAAAGCAGACCGGTCAGGATGAAAAGCAGCAAGGCCAGAATGGCAATGGCCAGAATGGCGGCCTGACGATCATGGGTGATTTCATCCAACGGCCCGACCGTAGCACCACGCAGGTAGTCAATGATTTGAATTATCTGTCCTACGCCTCGGGGCAGCCTCGATGATTCAACGCGTTATCGCCTGGCTTACCCCGCTAGGTATTGACGTGCGTCCCGAACGCCCTACCGGTGCGCCGTTGCCGCTCACCACGGTGCGGCGCATCGGTGGCGGCGAGCACGGCATAGACGAAACGGCCCTGCTATCCATCAGCAGCTTCGGCGCAACCCACGCCGAGGCCATCGAGACAGCGCGCGCCGTACACCGCCGCATGCGCCTACTGCCCGGTCAGAAGATCGATGGACAGCTAGTCGATGACGTGCATGCCGACGAGCTCGCCGACGTATCGACGGAAAAGATCAATCGCTTCGTCGGGACGTATGAGGTCACATTCCGATGCCCGTAAAGCGTCCATGCCTCGACTGCGGGCGGCTCTGCACGTCCACACGGTGCGACCCATGCAGGCGCAAGCGGGTGCGGGAAACGTACGGCCACCGTGACTACAGGGCCCTGGGCCGCCCTCGCGGGCGCTGTCAACTACAGCTCCCCGGATGCACGGGCCTGGCCACGAGCTGGGACCACCGAGACGGCAACCCGCGCAATCACCATCCCAGCAACATCGCGCCCTCGTGCGCGCACTGCAACTCAAGCAAGGGGGCCAGCCGATGAGCTACAGCGTCAACCGCAAGACCGATATCCAGCGCGCCATCCTCGACGCGCTGAATGAATCACCCGAGGTATTCCGCAAGCTCGAAGAGATCCCCGAGCGTGTGGCTGAAACCGTCGTGGTGCTGATGCCCGAGGACACCGGCGACGCCAAGGAAAGCATCGAGATCAAGAGCCGCAAGACCGCGATCAAACGACTGACCACGCGCCGAGTCAAGCTGGGCCAGGTCTACAGCGACGATGACCCGGCGAAGATCAACACGCTGGAGTTCGGCCGCTCCGAGGACGACGACAACGGGGCCACGCCCGAGTTCGCCCCATTCCGCAGGGCCGCGGCAATCTGGCGCGCCAAGGATGAGTGAATAGCCGGCTGCATAAATATGCAGAGCCGGTGAATCCTGACCGAATCACCCAACATTCCGGGGTGATCGCATATGCGCAGGTCAGAGGCGTATTCGGTCGAAAAGTTCGAAAAGTGCGCGCCCTCCTCGACGTCCGGGCTGTTTCGCACGCTTATAACGATAACTCATCGTGCATTTATTCACGATTTATGCATAAACCACAGCAAATCAGGAGGTGAGATTTGCCGGCAGCAAGAGGTAACGGTAACGCGCGCTCGCGCTACGCCGACGAATCGGAACCGCCGTGGTATCGATGGCGGGAACGGGACCCGGCTGAGCGGGCCATCCGATTCATCGAGACCTATCTCCGCTCGCCCAAGGGCCACGGCTACGGCAAGCCGCTCAAGCTCGCGCCATTCCAGAAAGAATGGATAGCCGAGATCCTTTCACCGGGTATCCGGCAGGCCATCCTGCAGTGCCCACGTGGCCAGGGGAAGAGCACCCTGCTCGCCGCGCTGGCGGTGTGGGCGACGTTCGACCGGTATGAAGACGGCACGCCACAGGTGCCCGTGATGGCGACCACGGTCATGCAGGCCAAGCGCAGCGTCTACGACGTGGCGGTCGCGATGGTCCGCGCCGAGCCCCAGCTCAACAACCGCGCCATCGTCTACTCAGCGATTGGTGACAGCCGCTTCACGGTCGGCTACAACGGGGGAGTTTGTTTCCCGATATCGAATGACCCCGATGGCCTGCAGGGCCTGGACCCTGGCCCCATCGCCGTCGCTGATGAGATCGGCTTTCAGCCCATCGAGTCGTGGTCGTCCATGGTGCTGGCCTCTGGCAAGCGCTCGCGGTCGGTCATCGTCGGCATCGGCACCCCGGGACTCGACAAAGAGAAGTCCGCCCTGTGGCAACTACGCCTCGGTTGGCTCGACGGTAAGCGCCCACCCGGCTTCTCCTACACCGAGTTCTCGGCCCCCGAGGAACTAGACCCGTACGACGAGGCCACCTGGCGTATCGCCTGCCCCGCATTGGACGCGGGATACCAGAGCATCGACGCGCTGCGGGTAGCCATCGACATGTCACCGCTGAGCCACTTCGAGATCTTCCACCTTGGCCGCTGGGTCGAGGGGACGGACTGCTGGCTGGGGCCTGACGGCCGCACCGTGTGGGGCAACCTCGCCGATGACTACGCCATGGTCCCTGGCGCGCCCACATGGGTGGGCATCGACGTCGGTATCAAGCGCGACACCACGGCCGTGGTGATCGGTCAGCGTAAGCCTGACGGCAAGCTCCACACCGAGGCGAAGATTTGGCAACCGACCAAAGATCAGACCATTGACCTCGCCGCGGTCATGCAACACCTGCGGGAGCTGGACAAGCTCTACGACCTCCAGGAATGCGCATACGATCCACGGCTTTTCGAGCTGCCCGGTCAAATGCTGCTCGATGAGGGTCTGCCCATGGTGGAGTTCCCGCAGTCCTTGGAGCGGGCTTCACCGGCTTACGTCGCGCTGTATGAGGCCATCGTCAAGGGCGACATCTCCCACGACGGTAACGAGCTGTATGCCCGTCAGATTCTGAACGCCATTCCCCGGTACAACGAGCGCGGCTTCCTGCTGTCAAAGAACAAGTCCCGCGGGAAGATCGACGCCGCCGCGGCGCTCGCCATGATGCACGACCGCGCCAGCCATCCCACCAAGCCACTACCCAAGCTTGTCTGCCTTTAGGAGATTTCTTTGAGCTTTTGGGCGCGGTTATTCCGCACTCCTGATCCACCTTTCGACCCCGAGCAGCGCTCGGTAAGCATCTCCGACCCTGCCGTCTTGTCGATGCTGGGCGCGACCCCTTCACTGTCGGGTGTCCACGTCTCCGACCGGTCCGCTTTGGGGTTGTCGGCGGTCTACCGCTGCGTCTCGCTGATCAGCGGCAGTATCGCCAGCTTGCCGCTGCGCACTATCACCACCGACGCTAACGGCGTCACTCAGCGCGCCGCGTCCTGGCTGGACGAACCCGCTGGCCCCGAGGGCCTTACCGCCTTCGAGTGGGTGGAATTCATGCTCGTCAGCCTGCTACTGCACGGGAATTTCTACGGCCTGAAGATCCGCGGCGGCGCTGGTCAGCTCTTGTGGGTGCAGCCGATCCCGCCTCAGTGCGTCGGTGTCGAGGTCAAGGACGGCCGCAAGACGTACGTCGTATACCTCGACAACGGTCAAACGCAAAGGCTGACCGACTACGAAATTCTGCACGTCTTCGACAAGACGCTAGACGGCTATGTCGGGTTGTCGCCGCTCACCATTGCGCGGAACTCGCTGGGCGCTGCGATTGCCGCTGAGCGTGCAGCTGCACGGCTGTTTCAGAACGGCCTACTGGCGACGGCCATCGCGACCCCCGAGGACGCGCTCAGCCCCGAGGAGGCCGTCGAGGTCAAACAGTTCCTCAGCCAGGTGGTCGGCGAACCCACCGCCAACGGGGTGCCCGTCATTAATCGGCGGTTCAAGCTCACGCCCTGGTCCATCAACCCGGCCGATGCACAGTTCCTCGAGTCGCGAGCATTCGCCGTGGATGAGGTTTCCCGGTGGTTCGGTGTCCCGCCGCACTTGTTGGGGCAGACGGAGAAGCAAACCTCTTTCGGCGCTGGGCTGGTTGAGCAGAACCGGGGCTTTGCCAAGCACACGCTGGAGCATTGGACGCGCCGTATCGAGGCGCGGCTAACCCGCTTGCTGCCACCCAATCTCAAGGCAGAGTTCGATTTCCGTTCCCTGGTGTCACCGGACCCCGAGACGGAAATCAAGCTGCTGATCGAGCAGCGGGACGCCGGAATCCTCACCACTGACGAGGTACGGGCCATCCTCAACCGCCCCCCGCTGCCCAAAGCTGAAGGGACGCCAGGTGAATAACAACATCGAACGTCGGTTCGTGAGTCTTGAGACCCAGGTCACCGGTAAGACTTTGGCCGGCTACGCAGCCGTATACCGCCAAATCACCGACATCGGGTATTACCTAGAGCAGTTGGAGCCCACAGCGTTCCGCTCCGTGCTGGCATCAGATCCCGATGTGCGGGGACTTCTCAACCACGACCCCAACCAACTTTTGGCCCGCACCCGAAACGGTTCACTCAAGCTGTCCAGTGACAGCCATGGCCTGCAGTTCGAGTTGGACATCCCCGACACCACCCTTGGCAACGATGTTCGCACAATGGTGGACACCGGGCTTATCACCGGCTGCTCGTTCGGATTCATAGCCGATGAGCAGGACTGGACCACACATGAAGGTAGGGACCTGCGCACTCACACGTCGGTAGCAAAGCTGCTGGACGTGTCCGTGGTGACCTACCCGGCGTATGAGGGCACAAGCGTGTCTCTCCGTTCAAAGCCTGCCGAATCGATCGACGGCAGGACGCAGTTAATCCGAGCCAAGGCTCACAACCTCTTGAGAGGAAACTAATTTGAAGACGATTGAAGAGCTGCTTGCCGACATGCAGACCATCACCGATGCGGCTGAGACTCGTTCTCTGACCGAGGATGAGGTGACCCGGTATGAGGCGCTCGAAACCGAGCTGAAGGCCGCCCAGAAGACGCAGGAACTCCGCGCGCGGCAGGCCGCTTACGTCGCTCCCAACGCTAGCCTGGCCGCTGGCGTGCATGTCGCTACCGCCAAGGCCGACAACACTCTCGAGCGCGCCTTTGATGCGTATTTGCGTACCGGGCATGAGAACGCCGACCTTCAGGAGCTTCGCGCCCAGAGCGTTGGCACGCCGTCTGCCGGTGGCTTCACGGTCCCTGAGACGTTCGTGAACAAGCTGATTGAGGTTCGGAAGACCTTCGGCGGCATCCAGTCGGTGGCCGAGACCATCACCACCGATTCGGGCGAACGGCTGCGTTTCCCGGTCCTTGACGACACCGCCAACACCGGCGTTCTGGTGGATGAGCTGACCGCTCCCGCGTCGAACGGTGCGGACTTGGTGTTCACCGAGGTTGAGCTCACCGCCCACCGCTACACCGCACCTGGCGACAGCAACAACCCGTTGCGTGTGTCGCGCGAGCTGCTGCAGGACAGCGCGTTTGACGTCCAGTCGGTCATCGCCCGCAAGCTTGGTGAGCGTGTCGAGCGCGCCATTGCCCTGGACCTGGCCAAGGGCACTGGCACCAACGAGCCTAAAGGCATCGTCAACGGCACGGCGAAGACCAATGTCACCCTCACTTATGATTCGCTGATCGATGCGATTCACTCGGTGGACATCGCATACCGCAATGATGCGGTGTGGCTGTTCTCGGATGCGACTGTGGCCATGATCGAGAAGCTGAAGGATGAGGCTGAGCGGCCCCTCATCAACACGGCTACCGACGGCATTAACGTGGCCCGCACCAGCATGACCCTGCTCGGTTATCCGGTTGTCGTCGTGAACGAGTTTGACGCTTATGCCGCAACGGGCTCAAAGAAGTTCGGTGCATTCGGGTCTATCCGCGAAGGCTACTTGGTGCGCCGAGTGAGCGGTGCAGAGCTGATCGTTAACCCGTACTCGGCCGCCGCTAGCGGCGCTGTGGAGTTCACCCTGCACGTTCGCGCGGATGCGACTGTGCAGAACACTGCCGCGTTCCGCGTCCTGCAGAGCCCGGCTTCCTAATGTGGGCACCCGAGTACGCCTCGGGTGAAGAGCTTGCCGCGTGGTTGGGTGTCACCGAAGACGCCCACCACGGGGCGGCCACCGAGGCCGCATCACGCGCTATCGACGCCTACTGCGGTAGGCAGTTTGGTCAAACAGAAACCGAGCCAAGGTACTTCACACCCGTTCGGGAGCGTGACTACCGCTGGACGGTAACCATTGATGACTTGATGGATGATCCGTCCATCGAGCAGACGGACGGGGACGGCAACGTGCTCGACACCGTCACTGGTACGCCCTGGCCGCTCAACGCTGCCGCCAAGGGTGAGCCGTGGCGGCAAATCCATTTCGGCCGTAGCGTCAGCCTCAACGGGAATCCGTTGCGCATCACGGCTAAATGGGGATGGTCGGCGGTTCCCAACCCGGTCAAGAGCGCCTGCCTTTTGCAAGCCGCTCGCTGGAATGATCGGCGGGAGAACATCACTGGCTCGCTCACCGGTATGAAGATCGATGACATTGACTATCAATGGTCGAACGCTGCCGGCCGCGAGCTGGACGCTGATGTCATCGCCATGATTAAGCCCTACCGGCGCTTGTCATGGGTTGCCGCTTAAGCGTTCTCGTTGCCTCGGTGGATTGCAGGCGGGCGGAGGTTGTGCAATCTCTGTTCGCGCAATCCACCGAGGACACGGAAATCCTGGTTCTCACCGACAATCGACGGCGCACCATCGGGCAGAAGCGCAACGATCTTCTGGCCCTGGCACAAGGCGACTATGTCTGTTTCGTGGACGACGACGACGCCGTTGCCGAGGACTACGTTGCCGCTCTGACAGCCGGAATCCGCACCGGGGCAGATGCCATCACCTTTGACGTTTCCGTGTCCCTGAACGGCTCTCAGCCCTTCCCGCAGGTGTTCTCGAAAGACTTCCCCAAGCGCCGGAACCTTCACGACGTATGGGAGCGCTGGCCCAACCACCTGTGCCCCGTGAGGACGGACCTGGCCCGCAAGGTCGGCTTCCCAGCGTGGCGAGTGGGGGAGGACGCCGACTATGCCGAGCGGCTGCGCCCGCTGCTGAAGACCGAGCATCACATTGACCGCACGCTGTATCACTACAACTACAGCGATGCGGTCACCCTGACACAAAGGGGATGACATTGAGATTCGGCGGTCAAACCGTTGTGTTCGTCTCGATCACTGAAGATCCCGACATACGGGATGACTACAACAACCCGCTGATCGTGCGCACTGAGACACCGGTCCCGGGTTGCCGCTTTAGGCCGCTCACGGCCAAGGAGAAGACCGAACTTGGCTACTCGGTAGTGTCGGACCCCTGGCGGGTCACCGCGCCACCTGTGCCCGCTGTGGTCGCCGCGGCCTCTATCGATGAGGTCAAGGTTGACGGCGTGACGTATCAGATCACAGGCGGTGTGCGGACGTTCCCCGACATAGAGGGACAGCAATACAAGATCACGGTGATCGTTGAGCGCGTGACGATTTAGCGCGCCATTGGCCTGATGCCGTCGCTGATCTGTTGCCAAATCACCGGTTCATCTATACCCAGCTTTTTGCAACCCTTTCCGACTTCGGCAAGGGGACGACCTTTGTAGCGCTTGAAAGCGTCGTCATACATCTCTTGCACAGCTGCGAAGACCACATCGTCATTCCGCGGAAATTTCCCCATGGGGGAACTGTAGGGTCGTGGGCCGCTGCCGATACTGGGAATCCGTGGAATCGACCTTGCGGGCGCTGCGTCTAAACAGACATGAGGCCGATTTCAGATATCGATGATGAGTTGTGGATTGCCGCCCTCGTCCGCGCTGCTTGTCGTCGCGATGGCGAGCCGCTACCCGGCATCGAGTGCGTAGACCGACTACTAGACGAGCGCAACGAAACGGTGCGTCGTTAGCCCCCGAATGCGGTTGTAATCGCTAGCGTTGCCGGCGCGACCGCGATGCTCGCCGCCGCGTTGGTAGCGAAAGGCCATACAACGTTGTTCAGAACGTCGCGCCAGCGGTCTTTCTGCTTAGAGTGTGCCGTCACTCGGATCATCGCGGCAGCGAGTCGCTCGATTGCTTCCTGGAGGTTGAATTCTCCGACCGCCTTGAAGTTGTCGAGGCACCAGTTCACGTGCGCGATTACCTGCAGGAGATGTTGCCGCAGGCTGAAGTCCTGGACGGAGTGGTCGGAATCCAGCAATTCGCGCACGCTGCTTACGTAGTCGCGGACAGTGTCGAGGCCGCCAGGCTCGATCTTTTGCACTAGATCACCGAGTCGGTCGGCGAGATGATCCAGGTTCTCGAGAGCCCTGTCATCGATGTGACGCTTGGCCGCTGGCTGCCACGCTTGAGGAATACGCAGCGTTAGTTCTACCCACCTGTCGAAGTGGCGGCGATAGAGAGCTGTGCGCATCTCCGCGGCGTCCATCCGAGCTAGTAACTCCTCGATGGCGTCGAGATGTGACACCGCAATGCGCTGCTGCTGGGGATCTGGGTAGCTCTCGACTTTCCGCTGTCCAGACAAGAAGGCGTGCAACAATTGCGCTGGGTTGGCCATACCGCGCATCATATGGAGCGAGTCTGACTTTCATTTGATACACACGCCTAAGTCGAATGAACTGCCCCGCCGTCGCGACGGGGCAGCTTTTGCGCGTTTGGCGCATTTGCACTCGCGAAGGGGTTGGTGCGGACTCCCTCGTATTCATTGGGCATGGCTTTCGCAGCAGGTGATGCCACGCGCTGGAGGGTGCGCCTGCTGTGCGGGTAGGCCAGTCGAAGGACCGCTGACCATCGGGGCGGGAGAGTGCGCTACCGACCACGGCGCGAACGCCAGCGCGAATGACGCAATCAGGGCTGCGATGGCGGTTCTCATCGGCCCCGCCCCTTGTGCGTGAACGTCCCGAAGGCTGCCCAGAGGATCGTCCAGAACGCTCCCCAGGCGAAGAACAGGACGGCGAAGGCGAGCTTGCCCGACAGCTGGTCTGACGGTGCCTCGAAGGCCGCCAAAACCGAGCCCAGGGTGCCGAGCACGGTTACCAGGCCCGACGCGATGGCCAGAATCATGAACCCGAGGTTGTACGACGTTCCGCGGGCCTTGTGCTCTGGCGGTTGTTGCGGGTAGTACCACCCGGTCGGGCTGTACTGGACCGCTGGCGGGTAGTGCTGCTGAGTCATCGGCAGTTGAACCACTGACGGCTCTTCGCCCGTGTAGTTCCAATTGAAGCCCTCGGGCACCCACTTGAACTCTTGCTCGCTCATTCGGCCACCGCCTCGAAAAGGATGTTCAACCACGACGGGCCCAGGGCGGTGACCGCCCCGGCGATCAAGCGGGCGGTGACCTCTGTCTGCCCGCTCAGAACGCGATGCATAGTCGATGGGTCCACGCCCAGCCGCTTGGCAATCTTGCGGTCAGAACCGACCAGCTCCCGCAGGGCCGCGTAGCCCTCGGGGCGCAGCTTGAAGTACGCCATCATGACCGCCCCGAGTCGCGACGCTGCGCCCAAGCGATCAACTCATCGACGTTGGTCACCCCGGCCGCTCGCAGCAGTTCGGCATCGGGCACCGCGTGGCGGGCCAGCAGCTCAATGACGAGTTCGTAGGTGCTGACGTAGTCGGTCAGCGGCGCGACCTCGTCAAGGTGGACGATCTCGGTGCAGCTCTCGCCGAACTCGTCGTACTCAACCTCGGCGCGCCCACCTTCGAGCATCCGCGTGACGCGGTACTTGGTGGCATTACGGAAGCCGTAGCGGTCAGCGAAGCTGACATCAACGACGATGGTCCCCGGCTTGATGGCCTGTGCGTTCATGATTGCTGGTCTCCATTTCGGAGCCAGTCGCACGAACCTTGCACGGGATTGCATTCCCGCTGGTGAAAGGGTGCCCCCGGCAGGATTCGAACCTGCGACACCGGCTTTGAAAGCGATGGTTGCCGGTGACTGCCGACGAATCAGCGATATTTGGCCTTGACCTGGGCGAATCGCGTGTAATAGATGCCGATGAT